CTTCACGGGAGTAGAGGATTCAGGCCACTCTACTCCCTCTTAACGGCCTGCTAATAGAGGACATCATGACGTTTCATGCAAATGTAGATATAGAAGCCACGCTTAAAACAGCGGAGGAATTGGGCGATAAACTTCCCGATCCGGTTGGCTACCAAATGCTGGTCATCAAACCAAAAATAGAAGAAGTCACAGCGGGAGGTATCATCAAACCTTCTGAGTTTCTTCGTAAGGAAGAAGCGGGGTCTGTTCTCGGCCTTGTGCTTAAAATGGGTGATTTGGCTTACCGAGATGAAGCTAAATTTCCTACCGGAGCTTGGTGCAAAGTTCATGACTTTGTGTTGATTGGAGCGTATCGCGGTTCACGTTTCAGTGTCGATGGAGAAGAGTTCACGATCATAAACGACGACATGATCTTGGGCACTATCAAGGACCCGTCAGGGATTAACCGTGCTTATTAAGAGGTAGTTATGAGTATAGAAGAAGGCGTACCTGTAGAAGTTGGGATTGAGGACGAAACTCCCGAAATCGAGATTATTGACGATACCCCTGAAGAAGACCGAGGCCGAAAGCCCCTGCCAGAGTCTGAAAATGACCAGCAGGAAGAAGAGCTCGATACGATCTCTGCGGGTGTTAAGAAGAGGATCAATCAACTAAGCCACCGTTACCACGATGAGCGTAGGGCCAAAGAAGCGTTAGAGAGGCAGAACCAAGAAGCCATAACGCTAGCGCAGACCATCCTCGCTGAAAATCAGAAGTTAAAGCAGACGCTCACTTGGGGTCAAAAAGAGTACCTTAACGAAGCCAATGCCAAGATTGAGTACGCAGAAAAACTTGCGGAAGATAGGTACCGTAAGGCGTATGAATCAGGTGACACAGAAGGTGTGCTTAACGCACAGAAAGAGCTGCAACAGGCAGGACTTCAAAGAGAGCGCTTGGCAAACTTTTCGCCACCTATCCCAGAACCTGAAGAAAATACTTTACAAACGTACCAACAGCCTGTATATAATGCGCCACAACCTGCTTACACACAGCCTAGCTCTCCCCCTGTAGACGCAAAAGCTGAAGAATGGGCAGCGAGAAATCCTTGGTTTGGAGAAGACACAGAGATGACCTCTCTTGCTTATGGTCTCCATTCCAAATTGGTAAATTCGGGTGTCGATACGCAGTCAGATGAATACTATGCGGCTATCGACAAACGCATGAGGGAAGTGTATCCAGAACATTTTGGTAAGGCTAAGAAGTCGTCGCCCGTAGCCCCAGCCGGTAGGAGCACCTCAGTTAAAAAAGTGACGCTAACCGCTACTCAGGTAGCACTTGCAAAAAGACTCGGAGTGAGCTTGGAAGATTACGCCAAGCATGCCGCTAAATTGGAGAAACGCGCAAATGGCTAATGTTATGGACAGAACCCAAAGAACCAATGAGACACGGGAAAAAGAGGTACGACCAGTATCTTGGAAGCCTGCTCACGATCTGCCAACCCCTGCTCCGCAGGATGGTTACGTCTTTCATTGGAAGCGTGTTTCTATGATGGGCACCGCTGACCCCGCTAATATGGCTAAAGCTCGACGTGAAGGATGGGAGCCTTGCAAAGCTGAGGATCATCCAGAAATGTTGTCAGATTTCGCTGCATTCGGTCTGAAACCGCAGGGTCTTATTGAGATTGGCGGTCTGGTGCTCTGTAAGTCTACTCTTGAGAACGCTAAAGCTCGTAAAGCCTACTATGAAGGGCAGACAGCCGCGCAGACTCAAGCTGTAGATCAAAACTTTATGCGTGAAAATGACCCGCGTATGCCTCTCTTCAAAGAAAGCAAGTCGCGTGTTTCTTTCGGTAGCGGTTCCTAAATGGCTAGGGGCCGCGATTACAACTTTTAGGAGTTATTTATGTCTAGTGTTTTTAATCCCGGTCCCACTGGCTTTTTGCCGGTAAACCTTCTGGGTGGCCGTGTCTACTCAGGCGCTACTCGCTCTATTCCGATTGTCTCTGGCTATGCTCAGAACATTGGTTTTGGCGATCTGGTGACTGTTGCTAACACCGGCACCGTTGCTCGTGTTGATACCGCTTCTGGTGCTAAGGCAGCTTTTGCTCTGGCTCCTGTTGGTATTTTCCTTGGATGCCGCTTCACCGATCCTACCTTGAAGTACCCGCTGTTCGATCAGAATTGGGCTTCTGGTACCGTAGCTTCTGATGCAGTTGCTGTCATTGTTGACGATCCCGATGCTATTTTCGAGATCACTCTAACCAATGCTTCTGGGGACCGCTACACCGCAAGTGCAGCTACTCAGTCCACTGTTGGCAACAACATCGGCTACTATCAGCCTGCTACTTTTGTAAATGCAGGCGGCAACAGCACCGTGTCCGCTAACTTTGCTTCAGTCAACACTACCAACACACTGCCCTTCCGGGTTGTCTCTATTGTGCCGGAAAGTGTTCTGCCTGATGGCACCTTTACGCGGGTTCAGGTTATCTACAATGCCGCGATGCACTTCTACCGTCAGGCTACTGGAATCTAAGGAGATATAATCAATGGCTGCTATTTCACGCGCTCAGTTACTTAAAGAGCTACTCCCCGGCCTCAACGCCCTCTTCGGTCTGGAATATGATCGTTATGGCGAAGAGTGGAAAGAACTGTTTGAAGTTGAAAGCTCTGACCGTTCCTTTGAAGAAGAACAGAAGCTCTCCGGTTTCGGTGCTGCTCCTGTTAAGAACGAAGGTTCTGCCATTTCTTATGACACCGCACAGGAAGCATGGTCTACTCGCTATACCCATGAAACCATCGCTCTGGGCTTCTCCCTGACCGAAGAAGCTGTGGAAGATAACCTGTATGATTCTCTGTCTGCTCGTTATACCAAGGCGCTGGCTCGTGCTATGTCCTACACCAAGGAAGTCAAGGGTGCCAACATCCTGAATAACGGCTTCAACAGCAATTACGCTGGTGGTGATGGCAAGGAACTGTTCTCTAACGCTCACCCGTTGGTCAATGGCTCTACCCTGTCTAACGTCCCGTCTACTCCGACTGATCTTAACGAAACCTCTCTTGAGAATGCCGTTATCCAGATCAGCCTGTGGACTGACGAGCGTGGTCTGCTGATTGCAGCAAAGCCGAAGAAGTTGGTAATCCCGCCAGCCCTTCAGTTCGTGGCTACTCGTCTGTTGGAAACCCAGCTTCGTGTCGGCACCACCGACAACGACGTGAACGCTATCGTGAACAACGGCAGCATTCCGGGTGGTTACACCATTAACCACTTCTTGACCGACACTAACGCTTGGTTCCTGCAGACCGATGTTCCGAACGGCATGAAGCATTTTGTACGTGCTGCGTTGAGTACTTCGATGGACAGTGATTTCGACACCGGGAATGCTCGCTACAAGGCTCGAGAGAGGTACAGCTACGGCTGGAGCGATCCCCTGTCGATGTTCGGTAGCCAAGGCTAAACCCAGCAAAATCAAGGGTTTGAGAGGGGCTTCGGCCCCTTTCTTTTTGTTTGCGAAAAGGCTTGTGATTTAATCACAAAGAGCGTAATATAACCTTCGTCAACTAAATAACGGAGGTTTCCAGTGAAAAACGTAATCTATGTGATTCGTAATGTGGTCAACGGTAAATTCTATGTAGGCAGCACCGTTGATGCTCGTGTGAGGTTCCAAGCGCACAAAAGGCGGTTAAAAAAAGGAACGCACCAAAGCCCTCATCTGCAAGCCGCATGGAATAAGTACGGCGAGGAATGTTTTAAGTTTGAGGTAGTGGCTAGCGTTGAGGATAGGGACGAGTTACTCGCCGTTGAGCAAGTTTGGTTAGACGAACACGCGGGAAAGACCCATTGCTACAACTGGGCTGCAGATGCTAGCGCCCCAATGCGAGGAAAAAAACATACTTCTGAAGCCGTAGCTAAAATGTCGCTAAAACATGTGCCCAAAGGTGAAGAGCACTACCGTTTTGGTAAATCGCTAGAGGAAGAAGTTAGGAAGAAAATAGGAGACACGCAGAGGGGTGTACCTAAAGCGCCGGGGCGAAAAGTTTCGGAAGAAGGCAGAGCCAACATAGCGGCTGCAGCAAAGAGAGGTAAAGAGTGCCATTTTTATGGCAAGCGGCCCACAAACGCCGACGACCTACAGAAAGCTGTTCATGCGGTACTTCCAGATAGGACAACCAAGGTGTATAGCAGCCTTACGGAAATGCGAGACACACTGGGGCTAGCTATAGGAACAATCATTCGCGCCTGTAAGTCGGGTAAACCTATTGTGTTTGGCCCCCACGCCGGTTGGGTGCTGTCGTATGTGGATGGAGAAAGAAACTTAGCTCCAGAAATCCCAAAGGAATACTTAGCCTATCCACGCACTAGACAAGAGGCTAAAGCTACCGGGGCCAAACACTATTTCACAGGTATTCCCTGCGATAGAGGCCATATCTCTCCACGTAAAACAAAAGGCACATGCGTTGCTTGTATGAAAGAAGACTACAAAAAGGACAATGACAGGCGCAAACAGAAGATGCTTGACACCCCCTGAAAACTGGGCTATAAGTACCCTAAATCTGGGATTTCTTTAATTGCCTACTCGACTGACCCAGCAGATTCGCACAAGACGATAGGCGCAAGTGCATGAGGTTCTTATGAGCTTTTCAACCTTTTCCGGGCCAATCCGTTCCGGTACTATCCGTGAAGGATCAGCCAATAACTGCGGCGTAGCCGTACTGGTTCAGACCAAAGCCCTGCCTGCTGCTGCAGGTGCTACCACCGTCGCCGTTCTTCCGGCAGGTTCACAGATTCTGGATGTCATCGTTGATACCACCACGGTATTCAATGCAGCGACCACGCTGAAGATTGGTACTTCGTCTAACGACGACGAGTTTGTAACCTCGACAACCATCACCACTGCAGGCCGTAACGACCTGTCCTCTACCTATCAGCCTCTGACTTTTATCAACATAGGCACTTCTGATGTTGCTGTGATTGCGACCACCGCTGGCACCGCTGCTACTGGCGCGGCCCATGTAACGATCATGTATGCACAGAAGGCTTCCAATGGCGCTGAAGACCCTGCCACTCCGTAAGGA